GCGCCAAAGCCATTGCATTGGTCTTGGACGGGAGTTCCCCCAAAGCCCCAAGGATCATGTTTACAGCGTCAATTGGCAGTTCCAGTTTAATCATGCTGACTCCAGTGCAGTGATGCGGGTTGTAAGGGATTGGATGAGGGCTTGTTGTTCTTGGACAGTCTTTACCAACAGCCAAGTGATTTCTGTTGCATCAAACTTTTTGATTGCTGTAACTTCTTCATCGTCAGCATTGAGTTTTGCATCGTAATTTTCAACTGTGTCAGGCAATACAGTCATCACTTCATCAGCAACAACGCCAAGACCTTTTGTCCCTTCAGTTGTGCCACCCTTGCCGTTGTATTCCCATTCACGGACACGCACTTGCATCAACTCTGCCGTGCCTTTTGCGTAATCACGGATGTTGTCTTTAAGGCGTTGGTCAGATGGATTAGACCAAGTTGTCCCTGTTGCCTTTTGCGCTGTTGAACCTACCACAATGAACCCGCCGCTAGAATCAAATCTTCCGACATCCGCATTGTTTATATAAAATATAATAGGTGATGCTAAGCCCGTTGCTAAAAACAGTCCAGAATTAGCCGCACCTATACCTGCGTGTTGAGTAGTATTTGCACTATTGTAAAAACCTATATCTGAGTAACCATCGGCAGGGGAAGCCCTACCATTCAATCGCATTGAAAGTCCACCCGTTATTGCTTGTACTTGCAAGGGGACATCAAAACTTGTAACACCGATACCCAACTTGCTTCCATTAAACGCCAACGCTGTGCCCGTGGTCAGCACCTTTGAGCCGTTGAGATAGGCAACGCCATTGGCTGTGCCTTGTGTAAAAGTGGTTGTTCCACCAGTAACAGTCAGTGTGTCCCCAGAAGCATCCCCCAAAGTGGTGTTGCCTGTGGTGGTCAGGTTAACAAGGGTTTCTGTGCCTGTGTTTGTCAGGCCGGGGGTTGTGATGCCCGTTGTGCCGTCAAGAGTGATAGCCATGTTTTATGCTCCAGCTTGTTGTGCGGCCACTTGCGCTTGATATGCCGCAATGACTTCAGCAGTCCAAGCCACATTGCAATGAGCAACGACATTGGCAGGGATACCCGTCAAGTCTTGCCCCGGTGTGAGGCTGTTGCGGTGGTAGGTTTGGCTGAGTTCGTTGCCATCCTCAATGATGCGGGTGGTTTCACGATAAAAAACAATGCCATTTTCGGTCACTGTGATTTGGTCAACGGCGGTGGTTTTGGTGAGTGACATGGTGATTCCTTATGTTGCTGAAGTGTAGACATTGGTAAAGTGAATTGCCGTAGTCGCAGAAAAAGCTGTGAAAGTAGCTAATTCAAGTCCAACAGCTTGAGTGACCGATGTAGCTGTTGCTGAATTGTTATACGCCGTGCCCGTTCCATAAGCCTCGCCACCAGCCACCGAGGAAAATGGGAGATTGCTACAGACAGTGCCAAATCCGCTAGTGGTAATAGAAGTTGTACTTTTAACAGTAGCAATTATAGTTACTACTCTACCAATTTTTGTATACGATCCAGATGAACTAAAAGTTCCAACAACAGTTAATCCACTACCTTGATTTGGTGTCCAAGTACCTTCTTCATAGTCATCCAAAGTGTTTGCATTAGATGATGCTGATTGAGTTGCGGGGAAAGTGATGCCTACGCCGTTGGCTGATGTTGATGCGCCTTGCAAAGCCAAAACACCATTGGTGTTAAGGGTCATTGCTTGGGTGAAGGTGATGGCATTACCTGCTGTGCCAGATGCGGCGTTGTGCCAAGAGTGAACACCATTCCCAATATCATAATAAGCAGCTGCAATTGATGATGCGTAATATTTAAACGCTCCATCAAAATAAGCGTTTTGGGTCAAGATAAGATTTGTATCTCTGTAGCCAAGAACCGCACCGCCCGTAAACTGTATTGCTCTAGTTCCAAGGCTACTTTGCCAAGCACTTGGCGTAACAGGCAATCCCAAATTTGTTCCATCAAATACCAACGCATTATTTGCAAGTAACACCTTGGAGCCGTTTAAAAATGCAACTCCATTAGCTGTTCCATCAGAAATAGTTGCGCCAGAAATACTTGGAGTTGTCAGCGTCTTATTGGTCAGCGTGTCAGTGGTTGCTTTACCAACCAAAGTGTCAGTAGCCGCAGGAAGCGTCAAAGTGGTAGTACCAGCTACCGCAGTTGCCGTGACTGTAGTTGTCCCTGATGTGGTTCCCGCCAGAACAAGTGTTCCAGAACCTAGTGTTGAGGTTGCCATAATTTTCCTTTAAGGTGTTCCATTGGAGACAATGTTTGCAGAAGAGGTAATCAATCCAGTTGAGTCCATTGATGCAATAGTTGTTGCCCCATACTTGAACAACAACTTACCACCACTTTCTTCAATCGTGAAGTTTGTAGTCAAGAGTTTAGGTGTAGATGCCGCAGTTCCAGTAGTGTTCTGGTTAAATGTTGGGAATGAGGTCAAAGATGCCGCTGATCCATTAGGAGCCAACACATCAGTACCAATCACCAAGCCAAGGTTAGTCCTGGCTCCAGATGTAGTAGTTGCACCTGTACCACCATTCAAAACCGCAACAGTACCCGTCACATTAGATGCTGTGCCTGTGGTGTTCTGGTTAAAAGTAGGAAAAGAGGTCAGGCTTGCAGCCGAGCCACTTGGAGACAGAACATCTGTTCCTATGACCAGACCCAGATTGGTTCTGGCATCGCCAGCAGTAGATGCACCCGTACCACCATCAGCAACTGCTAAATCTGTAATACCTGCAATTGATCCACCAGTAATAGAGACATTGTTTGCCGCCTGAGTAGCAATTGTCCCTAAACCACCAATATCAGCAGTGGTCAGAGTAATAGCACCAGTACGCCCTGCAACTGAAGTTACAAGGTCAGTGTTATCTACTTTTTCCCAAGCAGTGCCATTAAAGATGGCCCAATCGCCTTGCGTCCAAGTCGTAATGCCATTGAGATTGGTTGAACCTGTTACAGAGACAACATAGTAGTCTCCCTTTGTTCCTACGCTAGAAACAAGGGTGGGCGTGTTGGTTGATGCGTTCCAAGTGCCTTCATAGTTTACAAATCCAGACAGAGCCGTAATTTGAGACTGAAGACTTGTCAGAGTATCAAGTACAGACTGAGAAGTGCCGCCACCATTAGTAATGACTTTGATGCGTTCAGCAACATCAAAAGGAACAACCTCACCAACATTAATCTCACGACCATTATCAAGGACGATAACAAGACTACCATCAAAATCAATACGAGCAGAGGCAACGCCAGTGCCGTTATCGCCATCAACTCCATCACGCCCAGGAACACCATCTCGTCCTGCTGGCCCCGTTGAACCTGCTGGCCCTTGCTTGCCATCTCGTCCATCTTTGCCATTCTTGCCATCCTGACCATCTTGTACAGAGGCAACTTTGCTCTGAATCTCGCCATTCAACTGAGCAAACTTTTGCTCCATGTCTGACTTGATCTTTTTCAAGCCTTGGATAACAAGTTCAGCACCCTTGCCAATAGACTCGCTCTTGGCCTTGGCAATCTTCTCTGCGGCAGACTGTTGCAAAGCAGTAATGATCTCCATCTGCTGTTCAGCAGAGATTCCATCAATTCCTAGCTTACGCTCAAGATCAGCGATGTCCATTTAGGTCAATTCCCTTGAAAGACGATTAAGAAACTCATCTTCAACGCTCGACATTTTGCCCTTCTTGTCTGCCATTTGCAACTCGACAATCTTGGACTTGTTCTTAATGTCAGCTTCTTTGAGCATCAACTCAGCAATCTTAACCCTCTTGTCAAACTCTTTAGAACCAGCATCATCTTGGTTTGGCAGATTCTTGGTCATTGCCGCCATGTTCTTGGCTTGCACTTCTTGGGGCATCAACTGAGCTTCAATAGACAGTTTCTGAGCCTCTGCCCGATTTTGTTCAGCTTGAGTTGTATTAACAGCAATCTGAGCCTGTGCAGCTTGCATAGCCAACTGCTGTTGCATCTGTTGCATTTGCTCTGCTTGCGGGTTAGGTTGGCTCATCTTGTCCAACTGCTCCATCAGTTCATAGCGGTTGGTCAGTGAAGAATTAGCCAAAACACCTTTCAGAATCAATGGCAACACAGGAGTGTTAGGGCCAAGTGTCTGAAGCAAACCAATGAACATCTGTTGCTCATGCTCACGGGCAATGATGCCCAAAGTGGCAGTAGGAATGAAGGTCATGTCCACAGAGGGGTAACGCTCTGGGTCAAACTGCATATACCTGAAAGCCGCCTTTTGGATAAATGGGATCAGGAAGTCTTCTTGGAAGTTCACCAGAGTACGCTTGTATTTCTTGATGATGGTGGCAACTGCCATAGACATACCGCCTTGGCCCATGTCTCTAGCACCAGCACTGACCATGCCTTGAGAATCCAAAGTTCCCGTGGATTGCAGGAGCATACGCTCGAAATCCTTGGCAGTGGCTAGGTTGTTGCCATCAGTCTGCCCAAACTTGAAGGGATACAGAATCTCTGAAGGTGCGCCATTGGTGAGAATGGCTTTTCCAGGCTTGACTTCAAACTTAGCACCACGGGGCAGACGGGTTGCATCCATTGCAATCATGGGGCTGGTGGTCAGCGCCAATGAATCCAAGTGAGAACGAATCTGAGCATCAATAGCCTTTTGCATATTAAAGGCTTTTTCCACTGTGCCCCGCCCAAGCAGACGATTGGGAACAGTGTCATCTTGGTAGGTCAGAACAGGACGATCCTTCATCATGTAAGGATTTGCCTCTGCTTTGAGCAACTGCCCATCGTTGGCAATTACGACAATGGCCTCAACCATGTCTGAATATTCTTCAGCAGCGGAACTCTCAGGGAACAAATCAACAATATTCTTGTTTTCTTCAAGATTCTCTAGGTACTCACGGGGAACCAGACCATAGTAGGTGAGCAAAAGCACCTTTTCATCCTGGTACTGGCTCACCTCTTGGGTGGGTTCCAAGTCAGTATCTTCATAAGTGGGCGTAATGTCTACTTTACGGTAGATACCACGCTCAATGCCTTCAACAATCTTGTGAATAGAGATGTATTTCTCAATTGCCACTCCCATACAGTCATCAACTGAGGTTCCATTGGGGTCAAAAAGGAAGTTCTTGGGGTTAACAGGTGAAATCTTGACCGAAATGCGGTCTTTTTCCACTACGCCAATGGCGGCTTGGCCCATTTGCCCAGGAATTGCCTGAGTAGAGGGCACAAACTGCTTTTCAGTCTTAACGACAATCTCGCCAATGCCTGTGCCGTAGATTTCTGCCATCAACTCAATGGCATCAATGGATTTGCGAATCTTGTCCCGCTTGAAATCCTCCATCAACTGGGCTTTTAGGATGCCCACATCGATGGGGTTGTTGTTCACATCCCGAATGTCATCTTGAATGTCAAAGAATTCGCCCTGACCAAAGATAGCTTCCATGATCTCAGCATGGCGGGTTTCTACAGCTTGTTGGGTGGCAGGGGTTACGATGCGTGAACGCTCAGACTCACGGGTTTTGTCTTCAGATGCCCACTGACCACGAAAGATTCGCTCGTATTCAAGCCAATCGGGAAGGAAGTTGGTATCTCTGTAGTCACGCCAGCGGTTGCAATGGTCAGTAACAAAATCAGTCAGTTCTTTATCAGCCTCAGTAGGCTCATAAAACTCATTTTGCTCTAGCTTTTCTTGCTTATCTGTTGCCATTAAACCCCCGATATGATATCTACAGGCTCCCACTCATCATCTTCTTCACTCTCAAAGTAAGATGTTACAGCCAATTGGTCAATATAACTCAAAGCATCGGGCAAATCATCATGTACGCCATTGGCAGGAAACATCAAGAGTTGGTCAGTGAAGTCATCCCAATCTTCTTCAGAGTTCAGCACAATACGCCCATGCTCAAACCGCCCTTGGAGACTCCAGATGATTCTGTCTGTCTTTTTCCTGTTGCCATGCGTTAGGTCAACTATGTGCGAATATACATTATTTTTCCGCATCAGGTCACTGAGGTAGGGCAAAACAGCGTTTTTAAGTGCCCCACGCTCAATTCCAACCGAAATTGGCCTGTAATCTCGCTTCTTCATCAGGATTTTGGCAGCAGTTTCCCGAATGTCCCACCGCCCATGGTCTATCTCTTTGACAAACCACTTGCCATCATCAGTGACTTTGACCACTGCAATGGCACTCTCATCTAGTCTTTTTTTCGCGTTAGCAGCTTGTTTAGCCACTTCTTCAAATCCTGCCAAATCGATTGCAATGAAGTAACTACCATACTCCGGTTCCACACCATATTTGATCCAATCTTCTTTAAAAACATCGCTTCCTGCGTTGTCAAAGGATGCCAAGTATTCCTGCTTGAAAGCAAATGAACTTAGCGTCTTCTTAGCAGACTCAATCTCAGTTGGGTCTATCAATGGGTTGTCTTGGGTTGTGAAGTGCCACGACTTCCAATCAGGGTCAGACCCCTCTTGGCCCATCTTAAACAGATCATAGAACCAGTTGCGTCCCTTGGGTGTGCCAATGAATATGGCTCTGCCCTTTTTGTCTGACAAAGAAGCCCTGATGACTTGCTCCCAGGCTTCAGGCTTAATGTCTGCAACCTCGTCTAGCACCGCATAGGTAAGGGACACACCCCGCAGGGTATCTGGTCTATCAGCACCACGAACATAAATCTTTG